GATTGAAATTGATAATTGAATTTGTGCTTTCTAAAGTGGAGAAATATGAAGTAATGGAATTGAATGATAATAAACCTTTATCCGGAGATGATTCTCCATACGCAACTTCACAAGCAACTTCAAGATTTGATAATTCATAAAAACAATTAGCAATATTAGCAGTAGTAGCATCACTAGAATAGAAAAATTGACTATCGGGTGCTAAATGAATTTCAATTTCTAAAGGGACTTTATCTAATGGTAACATAGACTCACCAAGAGTTAATCCCGATGGAAGTGGAATACACCACTGCGATTCTCTAGTATTACGAATAACACTATCACGATATGCTTGATAGTTAGGATAAATAAGAGCAGTTTCACTTAAATGACCGGCAACATCTTGCATACCAGCCATAACTGGTAAGTAGGAACTCATAAATCTTCCATAGTGTCTTATGTGTTCTATAACTTGCTTGGTCTCTGCGTGACGAAAAACTAATTGATCTATAACTCCGTAAATTCCTAATTTATGAGAACCTCTCAACTCAGTAGCAGCAGCATCAGTAGGATGAAGAGTTCCAGCGGCATCACGCCATATATTCAAATCTCCGGAGAGACGAAGAGAAGACAAATCCAACATAGCATCTTGACGACCAAGAGTTACTGTGAGGATTGGATTACCACGAGCAAACGATACTTTACCGGTGCTCGGCACATTGTTTGGCTGAACGGAAAGATATTTTTTAGCAACACTCATTTTATATTATATAATATAAAATAATTTAAAAATAAAAAAATAAAAAAGATACATAGAAAATATTTACAATGTAACTGTTACACTATCACCCTTGATTGATATGCGTCTCAAGTGGAACATAAAGCAGTAGAGGAGCTTGTTGTGAGTTGGTGGGAGATCTACACCAGCAGCATTCCTCTCATTATATAAGAGTTGAAGTTGATTGGATTTGTTATTAAGATTAGCAACACCATCGTTTAACGCATAACTTCTACCTATCAAGAAATTACGATTGTAATCAACAAATGATCTAGGGACAATACCAGCTTGGTTTAAAGCCTTTTCTAATTCAATTAAAGGCTGAGCCGCAATAGAAACACCACGATTAATCTTTGAAACAACTATTGGTCTTGAGGGGACTAATTTATCATCTACAACCATTTGGTAAGATGTTAATCTATCTATAATCCCTACTTGACCGCTACGAATAGAGTGGAGACGACCATCCATAGTTGTTTCTTCTTCAGCATAACAAGCTGGAAGACCACCAATTAAATCAGCAGTATCTAGAACTTTAGCATCACTAGGCATAACAATCATAGACTTTGCCCTTGTATTTGAAACAGCAAGATTAATAGTAGCATTTCTATTGCTAGAGAGTAATGAATGTTTGTAGTTAGTAACACTTGGAATATCAATCTCAATTGAACCACCATCTCTCATTTTCTTCATCATACCAGCTTCATATCTTGGATCTACTCCAACTTTAGAACAAACAATCTCCATATCTGAGAATTCAACAGTAGCAGCATAAGAAGTTCTCTTTGCTACTAATTGTGTGGTATTATCATCATTTTGAGTTCTAAATTGGTCAATAGCAGCAGAGAAAAGAATGAAGTTATTTGAAGTTGCTTGAACACCATCACCACTATCGCTATTTTGGAAAGTTTCTAATGTAAGTTTAACATATCCATTATCAATAGAAATATCAGTAATAGTTGGGTAACCTTGAGCTCCACTAACAGTTAAAGCACATTCATTATTGGGATTATTCGCACTACATATACCGACTTTTTCTCCCTTCACAAATGGACAATTAGCAACACTAATCATATTATTTTGTTTTCCTAAAAATATTTCAGTTCTATTAGTAGCATTATCAATAGTTAAAGCACCACCAGCATCATCTATACCATGGAATACTGGATTTTGTTTCATTCTACGATGACGATTAACACTATCTAATTGTTTAATGAATCTTGCTGGGTCTTCTAAATCCACTTCTATAAATAAACCATTGGTCATCATAACCGGAAATATCTTGTCTCCACCATCAGCGAAAATTCCGCAGTGTATTGGTAGTGAAAGTTTAGCAGTTAAGAAATCATCAGCAGTTCCCCAATCACGAGCAGCCGGAACAGTTCCAACCGGTTTGTAGTAAGGATTACTTTGAAGATCAATATTGTTAGATACTGATGTTCCAAGTGTTCCTCTATTTTCAACAGTATTAACTAAACAACCTTCTTTTAATGCTCTCATCTTTCTCATACTTTCATCTTGGTCATAGGAATATTGAATTTGAACTTTAGCATTATATTCAGTAATTTCTTCAAGTAAAACAGCGCGATTACCAGAATATATTCTAATATTTTTAACAACTGATTGTCCACCGATGAAAGGGTCTAATTGAAGACGAGTTGGAACATCTCCGGATGGAATAGCAAGTTTAACATCAAATTGTAAATATGTATTTTTTCCATCCATAAATTTAACACTTGGTGGAATTTCAAAATCTACTCTACGACCGGACTGACCAGCAGTTCCGGAATAAGATTGACCATTAGTGGATGGAATAGAAACTTGTGTTTGTGAAATCTTGATTTTATCATCATTTTTCCAGTAAGAACTCATTTTATAATATATAATATAAAATAAATCTTTAAAAATAAATTAAAAAAAAATAAAAAAAATTATTGCGTTCTACCAACTGCTTGTTCTACACTTTCGGCTGCTGCTTGACCTCTTGCTTGAGATTGTATATCTTCTTCTTCGGTTTGTTTACTCACATCAGCAGCTTTTTCTTCTCCAATACCTTCACTAATACTACCACCTAAACCAATTAATGCTCCAGTTGCTTCTAATGCGAGAGACCAAGGGCTTATACCACCAGTAGCAGCTCCTAACACCTCTAAACTACTACCCACTATATTAGCAATATTACCACCACGAGCATAATTATTAGAACCAAAAGCATCCCAACCTTTTTTACCCTCCATTAATCTACCTATATCTTGGAAAGCATCAATACCACCACCCAACCCAGCAACACCTAATTTACCGAGTTTTGTTGCTCTTTCTCCAAACTTCTCAATTGCTTCAGCACTTTCTCTTACAGTCGCACTACCAGCAACCTCACCCGCTCTTGATGCTTCTTGTTGTGCTAATTTTGCTTCTCCCGTATATACTTCTGTTGCTCCCGGTGGTCTTTGTGCTACTGCTTCTCCCGGTGCTGGTGGATTAGTTAATGGAGCTCTTTCAGCACCCGCTTCTCTTGCTAATACTTCGTCTCTTGATAAAGGTACTTCTTTATAACCACCAACTAAAGCACCCGCTCCTCTCCTTACACCACCTTTCTTTCTAATAACTGCTAATTTACCCGCACTTGCCGTACCACTTAAAATATTCTTTTGTAGTTTACTACTTCTATCTTCATCTTGAGCTAAATTAGCTTCGTCTAACTGCTCGGCTAAACTATTATTAAAATCTTTTGTTTCTATATTAAGTTGTCTTGCTGCCTCCGTTTGTGAGTTTGCTTGTGCGATTGATGCTCCACTTCCATATAGTTCCATATTTATAATATTACAAAGTTTTTTATTTTATGAAAATAATTAAAATAATTTTTTATCACCATCAGCAATAGGAGTTTCAAATCTAATATAGGCTCTTGCTGGATTTTGTTGTAAATCTAAATACAAGAAACTATATGGAGCATCATCAATAGCTTTCTTATATAATTCCATAAAAATACCCGGAAACATATCTCCATATTCTTCATTTATCTTTTCTAATTCTTTTTGATTCTGTTGACGCATAATAATTACAGCATTACTATTGTTACGAATTAAACCACTAACAGCACGAAAAGATTGAGTAGTGAATGCTAGTAATCCAATACCATAATGTCTATATCTTGTTGCTAGAAATGATACAGCATTTGTTTTCTTAAAATCTTTTGTTAAAATATCATCTAATATTAATGCTATTGTTGGTCTTTCAAAATCTTCATATTTTTTTTGTGATTCAATTATTTCAGTAACCATCTCATCGGTATAATGATCTTCACACTCAAAATATTTATTCATTAATTTTCCTTTTGGGTCAGCATTTAAAGTATTACTTATAATTTTAACAATATCAAACTTATCTTTATACATATCCGGATTACATAGTAAATTAACTAAGAGATTTGACTTTCCTTGCTTTACGCTTCCTACTATTAATAGTAGTGCCGGAGGTTGCGGTAAATGTGGATGTATATCAGCAAATCTATCATCGGGGTCGGGGTCTCGAACCTTGAATACCTTGGGTGGTGCTTTCTCCATTTATATATGTATAATATATATTTTTTTTATATTTTAAATAATATAAATGAACCAACATTTTTACATTAATCTAGAATCTAGATCGGTAAGAAAAGGACAAACTATTACTGAACTAAAGAAGTTAGGTATTAAAAAACCAAATAGATTTAATGCTATTACTCATGAAATACCATTAGTAGGATGTGCTTTATCTCATATAGGTTGTTTAGAAAAAGCAAAAGAATTAGGTTGGGATTATGTAATAATATTTGAAGATGATATAAAAATAGAAAGTAAGAAAAAACTTATTGAGAAATTTAACAAATATATAAAAGAGCAATTTTGGGATGTTTTATATTTAGGATGTTGGAATTATTTACCACCAGAAAAAATAAGTGAAGATTTAGCAAAAGTTGTTAGAGCAGTATGCCTTCACGCTTATATAGTTAAATCACATTATTACGATACTTTAATTAATCATCTTAAAGAAAGTATTGAATGGAAATTAAAAGAGGATATTAGAGATAATAATAATGATGAATATATTCATACATTACAAGCAAGAGATAATTGGTATTGTTTATTACCAATACATATAACACAACGAGATGGATGGAGTGATAATTTTAATGAGATGAGAAGATTTAGTCAAAGAATTAAGCACATACCGAATTAATAAAATCGGTTGTTTTTTCGTCAATAGACATATCTGCTAAATTATTCTCATCAGTTTTAAATTTATCTTTTACTATTGTATTTTTACCATGAACTACAGCAGTCATAGTTTTAAAGGGATTTGTTAATGCTATTGTTTTTCTTTTACTACTACGAGTTATACCTAAACCTTCTGCACGGTTACAATTTATAAAACCTTCAGTTTTATTATACCAAGATTTGTAAAACATCATTGTAGCTTCATGAATTAAATATTTATCTCCAGCATTAAGAGCATAAAAATCATTTTTAGTATATGGTGGATAAATGAATATCATTTTGTCGCAACCAACACAACCTACTTGGTTTTCTTTTAGTATATGGTGTGAATGTGATATATATGTTGCTTCATACAAATCATCATCATCCATAAATACTACAATATTATGGTTTGAGTGTTGGACTAAATAATTTCTTTTATATCCTATATTTGCTCTTTTTTTATTTCTAATTAATTTTAATTTAATTGGTTTTATTGCTTCTTTAAATATATTGTAATCTTCAATTAAAGGTTCATCACCATCATCATAAATTACTAATTGTAGTTTTTTATGTGGATAATCTTGGACTTTTAGATTTCTTATAATGAATGGTAAGAACTTTCTACGATTGAATGTAGGCATCAGTATTGAGATATTATCCATTTATTATATCATATATTTTTATTTTATATTTTAATCTCAAAAAGTGGTTGGGGTAAAAAAAAAAAAAAGAGCAAAAAAAAAAAGTTTTTAGACGAATTTTTTTCAACATTTACACTAACCACTTTTTATAATTTTTAAAAAATTTA